TAGTTTTTCTGATTTAACATTACCAACCCAAGTCTTTAGATTATTTAACTCAGAAGATTTAATTTTGTTAATGGTATTTTCATACATGGTAATACACTCATGTATATAATCATTAACCGTATTTTCCTTTAAACCTTTCTTAGAACTTAATTCATCGTATAGATAAAATATCTTACTGATATTTTTATTCTCTAATACTAATTTTTTAAAATTTTTTAATTCATCTTTAAAAGTATCGTTAGAATATGATTCTAATAAAACTTTTTCTATCTTAGATTTTAATATACCAAACTTAATCATTTTCGTTTTTTTATTATAAATATCAATCTTTTAGAAGTTTACTCAGTTGAGCCTCCATTTCTCCTAAAGATTTTTTCCCTTGGATAAATCAATATATGAATCCTCATCCGTTAATGAGTTTGATTCTAATAGAATTTTTAAGTTATCTCGTTTAAAAGATTCTGGTGTCATTCCCGCACCTCCACCTGGCTCAGGTGGGGGTGGTGGCATTGATTCTCCTCCTCCTTCATCACCTCCTGGAGGTGGTGGAGCTCCTCCCGCATTTGCGGTTGACCCTGATTTATTACCGTATAGTTTGTCAACGTTATCAAATATTCCTGAATGAGTAATGATTGTTGCGGTGTTTGTTAACTCAGCACCAACCGCTTTCTCAATACGTTGTTGTTGTAAATCAAGTTTAATTTCTTCATCAGAGAACCCTAACACATGTTTTTTGGCCCATGATACTGATACAGGGGCAATACCTTCGATAGCGGTAACCGCGTCTTTATAAAGTAAAATCTTCTCTTTCCACAAATCAACTTTTAATAAGTCCGCTTGAGATGATGGGTTAGTAAAACCTAATGTAAAGTTTGATAACTCGTCCTCAAACCCTAATAGGAATAAGTGAATGATTGCGATTTTATTCATTTCAGCAATCATACATTTTTGAATTCTATTAATGGTTCTTGCAAAACGAATATCCATTAACGATAAGTTTTTGCCGTCACCAACAATTTCCTCAAAACCTAAAAAAGCTTTAGGAACACGTAGTGCGGTTAATAATTTCTTTTGGATGTATTCTATATCAGCGATTTCCGATAAGTTCTGTGCCCCTGGTAATGTCTCAATTGGTGATGCTTGCGCTGGGTCACGAACAGGAATAAAGTAATCTTGGTCAACCGCCATTTGGTTGAATCGTAAATCTACGTTTCCTGTATTTTTATCAACAACTTGGTCTCTTTTAAATTTGTTTGCAACACGTTGTACATATGCCTCAACATCTTTATCATCCATGTTACCAACAAATACTTTAAATACTCTTCTTTCAGGGGCTCTTGATGTTCTATAAATTAACATCGCGTCTTCAGATAACAATAACTGTTTCCAAATACGTCTTGCCTTTTCTAACATTGAAGTACCGTAGGGAAGTTTTCTATCATCACCTAATAATCTAAAGTGAGCAATCTCCCATGAATTAAATTCCATCGCTTTGGCTTTCCAATTAAATCTTAAACCTTTGTTTTCAATAGGTTCATCGATGTTTTGTTTTGCCGCTTGAGCTGGCATACCTCTTTCTAATCGTTCAATTTCGATGTTTGGAAGTTGCATACAACCAACAATACCTTTATCCGAATCTAATTTTAGGTAGACAAAGTTATCACCATATTTACATGTATTTCTTACCCACATAGGTAAGTTTGTATTAATATCTAACACATTATTAAATAAATCGGCTAGTATTGATTTGATTCTTTTTGATTCAGAATAGATTTGTAACATATATCCGTTTTCATCAACCGTTGTTGATTCTTCACCATAAATGTCTAACGCCGCAGAAATTTCAGGAGTATACTCCATAGATTCGTAATCGTAAAATGATGACAATCTTGTTGGTTCATAATAAATCGATTGGGTATACATGTTACTCTCAATCTTTGTCCATTGATTTGCTAAGTAATATGTTTGTTGAGCTTGTAATAACTCTTTATCGTATTCTTGTTTAGAAGTAGTCTTTAATAAGTCTTTTCTGTCAAACTTATATGTTGGGTAATCCTGATTTAACAGGGCGTTAGGTCCAAATGCGTGGGATAACCTTTGCCATACTGTTAAATTTCCATTGTCGTTATTTTCCATATTCTAAATTTAATTCTTATTAGGGATAACTAAATAGTTATGAATTCCCTTTGTTTTTGGTATTATTATTTGCGTTGTTGTCAGACCCCCCCTGTCGATTAATATTGTTATCTCCACCGGGTTTTACTGAACTTATACCTTGACCAGGAACATTCAATTTACTTCCATTGAATTTTCTGCCTGATTTTTTTCTTCCTACTAATCCCATTGTTTTGTTTTATTATAAATATTAACGACCACCAAATAACCAACCGTATTTCGCATATTCCTCACGACCAACATTAGTATTTGAGAATTGGTTAATTCTGTCTCCACCATAAGGCATTACAGGATTGAATTCAATTTGTTTACTGGCGGAGTGGTTATTATTAACCGACCAAGAATCTAACATAGCCTTAGTATGTTCAGTTACTTTAGTTAAATTACTAAAAGATGATTCGGCAACATATGTCGCCATAGCAATAGACATAATTAAATCATCATGGTGACCCTTTTGGTGGTCAGGTCTACCACTGATATAAATAAACGTATTCATCTCATTATAGAGTCTTGCACTATATATTTTAAAATCGTGTCTCATAACCTCTTCAAAAGACGCAATTATTTGAACTCGTTTATTATTAAAATTTATTCCAGGAATTTTTTCTAAGGCTTTAGGGTCGTATTTCCATTTGTTTGCACTATCCACACCGTCAACATAAAGATTCTTGTAACCCATTTCCTGCATCTTTCTTGCAGTTGAGACTCCCATACCCCCTGTGATATCTATCACAACAAAACAAGAATACATATTAGCCCATTTATAACAAATCTCGGCCATTGTGTCAGGAGGTAATTTACCAACATATTCGGCAACTTGTTCTCTCGTATCAAAATCGATTATTTGGAACGAACTAAAATCCTCACTATCTCCACGACTGACATCGACACCCATAACATACTTGTGACCAATAACAGGTTCTTTCCATATCCATAAAGCATTCCCCATCATTTTAGTTTGGGGTTCAGTTATCATATTTTCACGAATCTTTTGTAATAATACCGAATCAAATACGTTATCTCCCGAACCTAAAAAATTACACTCCAACTCTTGTGATACTTTTCTCTTATCGTATTTAAGTTTTTTAACCATCCCCTCAAACCAAGAAGAACAAGGTTTATATCCCTCGTCCATAATTTCTCTAAGTTTAATGTAGTCTCTGTCATCAAATGAAATATCACCCCAACTTATAATATTATCTTTATCGTATTCTTCTTTGTTTAATAAATAATGAATAACATTATCTGTCTTAACAAGATATAAATCTTTAGTATATCTTGGGTCTCTATACCAAAACATTTCAGTGATTTTAAAATCGTTCATGTTTCTTAATGCTTGGTCATAGATTTCGTAATAAATTGCGTCATAACCATTCGGTGTTGAAACGACAATCACTTTACCTCCTGTTGATAGGGACGCCATACAAGCAGACCAAAAATCACTGTCGGCTTCGATAAAGGCCGCCTCATCAAATATTAATATTGTCGGTGTAAATCCACGTAAAGCATCCTTTGATGTTGCAACCGCTTTAACTTCACATCCGTTAGTTAATTTATAATGTTTCTGTGAGTTCTTATCAAGTGAAAACCCTGCATTAGTCCATGACGGCCATTGAGACACAAATGCCTTAATTTTATTCGCCATCTCAACAGAAGTATCCAACTTATTTGCAATAATTAGAATTTTTTCAGGTCGTTCTTTTTTAGCGAAAACTAATTTTTTTGATGCCCATCCTGCGGTTACTGTGGTTACTCCAGCCTGTCGGTATTTTAAAGCAATGTTTTCATTATAGTTCTCATAATCCTCTAGCAATGAAATTTGGTCAGGAAATAATTCCAATGGGACATATTTTGACACAGTGTTATCATATGTTTGTAAGTATGTTCTTAACGCATAAGGTGTGTCCCTCATACATTTTACATACTCCATTAATAACTGTTCTTTTGTTAAAGTCATAAAACCATTTTTATATAAATATCAAAACCCCCATTTAAATTAATAAATGAGGGCTTATATAAATTTAATCTTTATTTTAAAAACCTAAAGAAGATAAATCAATGTCATCTAAGTCATCATCTTCATCATCGTCATTATTCATACTATCTTCGTAATCTTGTTTCTTCAAATCCTTAACAATTTCGTCAACCATTCTTTGGATAAATTGAGTTCCCTGTGGGTCACCATTTAAAATCAATTTTGCAACTCTAAAAAATTCTTTAGCATCTAACTTAGAGAATCTCATGAAAAGATAATGTTGGATATGTTTCATATCATCTTCGAATAATTCCGCAGGATATGTGTCAATAAATTTCTCCCAAAATACAGGACCTAATCTTGAATCCCAAATCTCAGCAGGTAACGTATCTTCAGCGTTCATAACCAATTCTTGTTGTTTCGGGTCGTCAGGTAAACCATGGGTGCCAAATACCTCATAAACACCTTTTACTAATTCGTGAATAAGTAATGGGAATGTTGCCGCTCTTGCTTTAACTGTTGGTGGGTCGGTTTGTTCGTCAACTTCACTTTGACCCATTTGTCCACCGCCTCCACCAGCCATTCCTTCCATATCAGGATATATCCAATACATATGTTCCATCAATGATTGTGTCACACCATAAAGGTTTAATAATTGTGGGTCTAATCTATTTAATTCTTCACCAACCAAAACATACATATGACCACCTTTAAATGCCGCCCCTTGTATTAATGAGTTAATAAATCTTCTTTTTGCCTTTTCTAAATTGAATTGTTCAAACGCATCTGCAAAATTTAATAAATCTTCAGTGTGTTCTTCCGCCTCTTTAAACGCATCTTCAACTTCTTCTTCTTCAGGTTCTTGAGGTTCTGTTCTCATACCTTTGGCGGCACTCATACCACCATGAACTAATTTGGCGTCAAATTGTAACGAACCTTTAGGAATTCCAAGTTCTTTCTTAACCAAATCAATTGCCAAATTTTCAAGATATTCTTTGTTTTGACTTTCTATTCTTGAGATTTGTTGTAAACCTCCCATAGCCATACCCATAAGGTTCATTAAAGGATTTGTACCTTGTAGTGGAGCCGTATTACCTAAATAACGTCTAACCTTTTCCACAGAGTCTTTAAATCGTTTAGATGAAACCACCTCAATAAAATCTTTATCTCCACCGGGCATCGCAGGATGTTCGTGATACGGAGTTTCTTTAGAAGTAATTTTCCTTTCAATCCCTGGCTCCATTCTTTCAGGTCCTTCGTAATCAATCGGAGCCTCTCTTAAACTTGATTTAATTTCAGTTAAAAGAGAACGTTCTCTATTTGTTAAACCTTCAGATAAAGATTTTTTCTCTAACTGTCTTTTAATTCTTAATATTTTTTCCATTTTTAAATTCAAGCTCATGTTATTTTAATTTAATTCCTATCGATTTAAATGACAACCAACTTGGTAATTTTCCTTTAGACGCCTTTGGAGCCTTTTTAGGTCCTGGTTTAGGACTATAAGGTGTTGAGGGTTCATTTGGTTTTGTTATTGGTTCTTTAATCTTTGGTTTAGTTTCTTGTTCATCAAACTCACGTTTGTGTGCCTTTGGAGCCTTTTTAGGACCTGGTTTAGGACTATAAGGTGTTGAAGGTTCATTTGGTTTTGTTATTGGTTCTTTAATCTTTGGTTTAGTTTCTTGTTCAGATACTAAAGATAAGAAATCTTTTTTAGACATTTTAGGTGTAATGTGTTTTTCGACTAATTTCATGATTTTTTTTTCAAGTTCACTTTCGCCCATACCTCTAACCCTTGGTGAAACCTTATCTAAGTTCATCAAATTAGCTTTAGTTATGGCTCCACCAACCATATCCATATAACCTTCCTTAGTTTCTTTTTTCTTTTCAGGCAATTTTTTAAAATTTGTTTTCTCAGCAAATTCTTCGGCCATTTTACACCATTTTTTTTGTTCTTTGGTTTTACCATCACCACATTTTGCGAAGAAATACTTTTGTTGTTTTTTTGATTCGAATTTCTCTGCAAGATTTTTATATTCTTGTAATGAATCAGGGTCACCGTCACCTGTAGGACCTTTTTGAATAGGGTCCTGAGTATCACCTTTCATTACCCACTCCATTTCAGAATCGGTGTCTTCATAAACTTCAAAGTCATCAGTTTCGGTTGTAAGTTGAACATTTGCGTTAGGGTCCATTTTATTAAGTTCTAAAGCCTTTTTAGGGTCGTTAGTCGTAATAGACTCAACAAGTCTTTTGTATAAAGAGTTTATTTGTCCCTCATTCAAATCAGAAAGAAGTGAACCACTAAATCCGTGGTTAATTAATTGAAGTATTTTTCTATTATTAGTTTTCATAAACTACTTTTTTTTCGAATTCAAGAACTATGTCCCTTTCATACAATTTATTTTTAACCGATTCCTCAGTTTCTCCGAATCTAAACACTAATCTTTTGTTTACCTCAAAATTAGTTGTTTCGGTTTCGTTCTCCCAAGATAAAGCAATTACACCATCAATTGCATCCATCATTGAAAAATAATCAGAATTTTGTATTACCGATAAAGTTATTTTATCGTTTTTTAAAACCCCAACTTTATTTATGTGTTCCAAATCAGGAGGTGATGGGTATCCGTTAGATGGTTTAGATTCCCAAGAATCCCCCCAAATACTTTCCAAATCTACAGAGAAAATAAATTCGTAAATATTATCTCCTTTATAGTTTGGTCCTAATTCATTTACATAAATTAAATAACTCATAGAATACTACCTTTAGGTGTTACTCTAAGTGTTTTATTATTATATTCAAATACTAAGTTATTATTTTTATTCTTTCCTAAAAGTTTCGCTTTTGGGTATTTTGTAATAATTTTTGTTGAAGATATCTCTTGAGAGATACTTTCCGATAAACTTTTAATTCTTTGAGCTGTTTTTTTGTTTTTTTCTGACTCAGTTAATTGTTTTTTCTTTTTTTGTTCAGTTAAAACTCTTTCTTTTTCGTCAATTTTAAAATATTTTATTAAAATATTATCTACTTTAGATTCTGAGAACATTCCCTCAATCATCTCTTCCATGTGACTTGCGTGGTCATCGGATATTCTATGGTCTTTAATTTTTCTAGACCCTCTTGGTCTGTGTCTTGGATACTCTTCAACATCATCATCAATATCACTTACTTCATTTGTGAATAAACCTCTAACAAATGCTTCAGGGTCAATCTTATCTTTATCTTCACTCATAAAATCTTCACCCATTTCAGATTTTTTGGTTTTCACTTTAAATGGTCTACCAGTTTTTTCTTTATAGAGATTAAACATTTTTTCTCCGTCATTATTACTAAACCACTTTTGTTTATCTCCGTATTTATCTTGTAACTTTTGAAAACTATCAAATTCTTCAGTATCAAAATCATCATCATTACCTACACCGTAGATTTCAGAATCTTTAGCCATTCTGTCATTTTCATCATAATAGGTGTCACCTTTATAGTCATTTCTTCTCATATTACCGAATGACCCATACATACTTTCACCCATTTCACCTTCAGGTGCCACAGGTGGTTCGGTTTCCACGCCTTCTTCACCCATACCTTCTTCACCTTCTTCACCCATTCCTTCTTCACCCTCAAATTTAGACATAATTTCTTCTTTATCCTCTTCTTCTAATGAATTTAAATCAAGTGCCGATAACACAGAATTAATAACATATTTTGTGTCGTTAGAAGTCATTTCATTTTCTTCATCAGATGAAAAAACTCTTAATTTTTGTGCTAACTTACCTGTTAGTTTTTGGATAGTCTTTAATGTTACAGGTTCGTCTTCTTGTCCTTCTTCATTACCCATATCATCTTCCATACCCATATCGTCTTCCATACCCATACTATCTTCAGGTGAAGGTGTTGGTGCGGGAGCAGGTTCAGGGGAGGGTGCTGGTGCGGGTGCAGGAGCGGGAGCAGGTGCAGGAGATGGTGCAGGTGCCGCTTGTTCGTCAGTTGGCATTTTTAAAGTGTATCTGTCACTATGGTCTTTACTTTCGGCAAATAACGATAAATTTTTAGTATAACCTTCAGAAACATTAATTTCTTTGGTAATTAGATTTAATCTTTTTAATGCCTGAGAGTATGATGAATAATATTTTCTATTTTTCATAGGTTCAAGATATTCTTGAGTTGACTCATTAATACCTTTTTTAATTACGTATCCACTTTTTTCTTTAACAATATTATATGTGTTACCATCGGATAATACTTTATTATATTCGTTTGATTTGTCTTCATTAACAGGTTGCGGGATATTTTCTTTATATCTTGCAATCTCAATCATGCGATTAATCTTATCCATACCCTGTAGTTTTTCACTACCAATCGGTCTTAAATTTCCCATTTTAATGTTTTTTGTTTTTTAAATTATTTTATATATAAATATACCGATTAACCCAAATTATCTTTTATTAATTCTAAAAATAAACTTAGGCATATATTTTAGGTGGACTCACGTCATCAGTTGATAAAACTTTTGCAACTAAATCCCCTGTTCCCCAAGTTTTTAATGATTCACATTTACTTAATTTGTCTGAACCAATATCATTTTTTAACCCATTAGTTATACATGTATAATACGGTAACAATAATGTTTTAACGGTTGCCTCAATACCATAATTAGGTGTTGAATAGTTTTTAACCCCTACTTTATTGTAATCTGACATTCCTGAATCTTTACTTAATTTAAATGTTGTATTAAATGGGTTGTTAGTAGCCTTACCACCCTCACCCTTTCTCCAAGCGTAAAAGAATTTTAAATTTTCATCGGTAATTGGAGCACCAACACCCGTTAAAATTGCGGTGTAAAAATCCTTATCGTTACCAACATTAATTTTGTCAAAATCTGAGGTTGTTTGAATTTTACTCAAATTGGAATCTTTAAATCCTTTTGAGGTTAATAAATCAAACAATTTTGTTAAATCTTCTTCAGATAATTTACCGTCAGAATTTATACCGTTGTCAGTTTCAAACGATTTTACTGCCATTTCAGTTTCAGGGCCAAATAAACCATCAACCCCCCATTTAGGTAGCGAATAACCTAAAAACTGTAATGCGGTTTGTATTTTTTTAACATCCATATCATAAGGGATTTTTGAGTTTGGTTTTTTTAAATTCACAAATTCTTTTCCTGATTTTGAAATTGTGTTTAAATCTGATAGGAATGTTCCCCCTGTTTCTTTTGAGGGTGTTTGAGCACTCTCTTTTGAACCTGTGAATATTTGTTCAGAATTAACTAAAAGGTCTTTTAAATGATGACCTCTTGGTAACCCTATGTGTACGTGAGTAATATCTGGATGGTCTAACCATTCAGAGATTGCTCCGATATAGTCACCAACTTTAACAATATCACCCTTTTGTAATTTAACGTCTTTTAAATGGGTATAAAAAATATCAGGGAAATCTCCCGAACCTTTAATTGATACTTGAGTACCAAATATTTTACCCGAGTTTTTACCTGTATCCCTAACTTTACTAACCGTTCCGTCAGTATAAGAATTCACCACCGTTCCTGGAGGTGAAAATATATCCCAAGCATTATCCGATTCCCAATTACCGAGAGCTCTTCTTCCATGGTTTTTTGGTCCGTTTTCTAAATCAGTTTTAAATGTTCCACCAATATTTGTTGTCGATTCTTTAATTGATAGTTTTTTATCGGTATACTCATTTTCAAAATCAAATAATTTTTGCATATATCCGTTTCTTCTTAGAACTTTGAACACCAAATTTTCATCTGAATATTCCCCATCTTTTTCTAATCCACAAGTCCTATATTTCTTAATTTTATCTTTATATTTTTGAATTAATTTTTTTGCATCATCAAGAGGTTCATCTTGAGCATTTTCAAGGGCTCCATCAATAATCTCCATCCATTTGGATGCTTTATTTTTAATTAAATTTGTGTCAATCTCAACATTTTCTTTTTTAGATTTATTTATCCACTCGTCATGTAATACAGAATAGACACCACTACTAAAATGTGCTTCAGATTCGTTTTGTATGTATAACTCCACCTCATAACCGTATATTGTTATATTATGGTTATCATTATACATTGTTTTCTTTAGAGTGAATAACTCAGTATACAACGGTAATTGTGATTCTGGAAATTGGTTGAAGTCAACTAAGATGTGTAAATCAATATCTGAAAAGGTTGACCAATTATAATTAGCCAAAGACCCCGTCATAATTATATCTGACACAACAACATCAACTTTTAGGAATTCTATGAACTCATAAGCAATATCAAGAAGACGAGCTCTAACTTTAGGGTTCATCGTTTTTTCGTCATTTCCTGACGATTTCCATATCTTTGGATTTAATTCATCCTTTAAATGAAAACTATTTAAAATGTTTTTTAGGTTACTCATCAAAAATAAATATTTGAGTAATTCAATTTGTTACAATTTTTTATATTTAAATGTTTTTGCAATCTTAGTGCTGAAAAACTTTCCTTGAGATTCGGACATTCTAAACTGAGTGTATAATTGATGAGGGACTTCATCATATTCGTATTTCATACCGTTTTTAAACTCAATTATTAGTTTTTTACTTTCGGTATCATATTCTGTTTTTGTTAGATTACTTGAATCTATTTCATTAATAATCTTCGTTCCGATTATCTGTTCTTTTTTTATCGCCATTTTTTAAAGGTATTTCTAAATCAATTAATGCCATTTTATTTTTAAGATACTCAACAAATTCATTATGGTCAATATCTGGAAAGAAACCTTTTAATTCTTCAAATAATTTTGAATGTAAAGAACTAAATTTTTGAAAATTTTTCATAATATCATTTGGGTAGTAAGGTGGTTTCTCCAAGTCTTTTTCAGTCCATCCTTCTCTTCGGAACGCTCGTCTTAATTCTCTATATGTTTCTAAAATATCTTCATCGGCCTTTAAAGTTGTGATATATTTTGTATAATGTTTTATCATATCCATACTTATAAATATAACGTTGTTTGAGTTGAAATTACCAAATTAAAGATTATATTTAAAAAAAACACTTACATGATAGAATCAAAAGATGGTAACGGACCTATTAAAGATAAAGGAAGTAGTGGTGATTCTGCCACACCTGTTTTAGACAACTTTAGTAGAGACCTAATTAAATTAGCCGAAGAAGGTAAATTAGACCCTGTAATAGGTCGAGAGAGAGAAATAACGAGAATCGCTCAAATCCTTTCAAGACGCAAGAAAAACAACCCAATCATTATCGGTGAACCAGGTTGTGGTAAAACCGCAATTGCCGAAGGATTGGCGATTAAAATTTTTAACGGAGATTGTCCAAGAAATTTAATGGATAAACGAATATTATCTTTAGATATGACTTCAATAGTTGCTGGGACAAAATATCGTGGACAATTTGAGGAACGTATGAAGGTAATCATTGAAGAACTTCAAAACGCACCAAGTATTATTATTTTTATCGATGAAATACACACAATTGTTGGTGCAGGTAATTCATCTGGTTCAATGGACGCATCAAATATCTTTAAACCCGCACTTGCAAGGGGAGAAATCCAATGTATTGGGGCAACAACTTTAGATGAGTATCGTAAGAATTTTGAAAAAGACGGAGCCTTAGAAAGACGATTCCAAAAGGTAATTGTCGATTCCGCAACAAAAGAGGAAACAATCCAAATCCTACAACACAGTAAAGAGAGATACGAAAATTATCATAAAGTAAAATATTCTGACGAAATCTTATCACTATGTGTTGATTTAGCTGAACGATATATCACAGATAGAGAATTTCCAGATAAGGCGTTCGATATTATTGATGAGGTTGGAGCTAGAAGTCAAGTTGAGGTGAAGATGCCCGAAATTATTGAGAAGTTAAAAGAACAGGCTCAGGACATTAAACAAGAAAAACTTAATGTTGTTAAAAAACAAAACTATGAAGAAGCCGCAAGTCTAAGAGATAAGGAAAGACGAATTTTAGATAAGTTAGATTCAGAAAAGAAAAAATTTGAGTCTGAATTACAAACACAAAAGAAAGAGGTTACTGTCGAATTAGTATACGAAGTTGTTTCAAATATGACTAAGATTCCACTATCTAAATTAAATGCTAATGAGACTCAATTATTGGCCAAATTAGACGAAAGATTAGGTAGTAAAGTTATTGGTCAATCTGAAGCGGTGTCAAGAATTGCAAAGTCTATTAGAAGAAATAGATTGGGTATTAAAGACCCTAACAAACCAATTGGGTCTTTTATTTTCTTGGGGTCAACAGGTGTTGGTAAAACACATTTGGCAAAACAATTGGCTAAAGAAATGTTTGGTAGTGAGGAGAATTTGATTAGAATGGATATGTCAGAATTCCAAGAAAAACATACCATATCTCGTTTAATTGGCGCTCCTCCAGGATATGTTGGTTATGATGAAGGAGGACAATTAACCGAACAGGTTAAAAACAAACCTTATTCTGTAATCTTATTTGATGAGATTGAAAAAGCAAACAAAGACATCTTTTCAACATTGTTACAAGTATTAGACGATGGTCATATTACTGACGGATTAGGTAGAAAAATTAACTTTAAAAATTGTGTCATCATTATGACTTCAAATATTGGAGTTAAAAAACTACAGGATTTTGGGACAGGAGTTGGTTTTAAAACTTCATCAAACACTTACGTTAAGGAAGAACATAAACGAGACATGTTGAAAAAAGAACTTCAAAAATTCTTTGCTCCTGAATTTTTAAACAGAATTGACGAGGTCGTTATTTTTAACACATTAAAACGAGATGAAGTTAAACAAATCGTTAAATTAGAAATGGATAAACTTTGTGAAAGATTAGTTAAATTAAAATATAACATAACTTATGATGAATCCGTATTGGATTTAATTTCAGAAGTTGGTTTTGATGAAACCTATGGTGCAAGACCATTAAAGAGAGCTATCCAAGACAAAGTTGAGGATTTTATTTCTGAAGAAGTTTTAAAAGGAGTTATTTTTGAAGACCTTAGTTATATTCTATATGTCGATAACACCGATGTTAAACTAAAGATAGTTAAAAAGACTAAAAAGAAAAAAGGGGAAAATTAATTCCCTTTTTTTTTTAATCAAATAGTATGTAATTATTTTTTGGTTTAGGAGTAAAGGAATGTTTTGTATACCCCAATTTCTCAATCATTTTTTTACCTATTTCGATTCCACTGTAAACATCTTCAATTACAACATATTCGTTTGGTGTGTGATAATTGTAATACCCGATTGCAAAATTAATACATGAAAAATCAAAAAGTTGTTTTAACGCATATACGTCAGTATAGGGGTGAGATTGGTATTTTTGTCTTTTCTCAAATCCCTCTGTCAACACCTCATCACAAGATGTAAAAAATTCAGTATCTCTATCAAATAATTGAACCCCCATACAAAATTCTGAAACCATCCAATTACCAGGAGCATCAAATTGAATCGCATATCCCACATTTGTGAAGAATATTTTATCCGCCTTTCTTGACCCATGACAACCTGTTTCTTCAGATACAAAGAACGCGGCCTTTAAGTTAGGAAGTTCTTTTAATAACTCCAAACAAGCATAAATTCCACATTTATCGTCACCACCAATACCTGTTGGGTTACCCTTATCATTATACGCCTTTAAGGACGGCTTCAATTCATTCTGAGCGTTTGGTAATAATCCCTCACGAATATTGATTGTGTCAATATTGTGTACGGTATCGGTGTGAGCAACAACACATGGAAAATATTCAATATTTTCATCGGTTTGTTTTGTTGCGTAAATGTTAGACATTCCATCAACAAAAAACGGGATATTGTTTTCAGATAACCAATTGGTGATGAACTCAACCATTTGTTCTTCTTGGTACGTTTTGGATGGAACGGACAAAACACTCTTTAAAAGTTCGTAGTCTCTTTGCATAACACAAAGTTAAACCCTTTTTCGGAAATTCAAGATTTTATTTTCAAATAATTCAGGATTATGTAGGAAGTCTTGGAATTCCTCAAGAGTATAACTTCTTGGTTCACCCATTGTCCCACCTGATTTGTAATATGTTAAAAATATTTTATTAGTTTTTGGGTCTATTTTTTGAATTCTAAAACTTTCGGATGGATTCCCTCTAGTTAATTTATAAGCTCTATTTAAATCGTATTGTGATAAAACTTTATCAATTATTTCTCTAAATTTAGTTAGATTTGGATACTTATTACTATCCTCAATTTCTTCTAATATTTTTTCTAACTCATACTTTGCGTTTCTATTAACAGAATCGATATCTAAATTTCCACTACCATAGTCGTACATAGAGTCCTCATATGGTCCAACCGACATTGTATGACCAATCTTTGATAACATCTCTGTTAAGTCCACATGTCTTTCTTTCTCAATATTATACATCGCCAATAAGACATTAACAGTTGTTACATATGAGTAAAAACATCCTGACTTAGCAAATAACCCGTAATTTTGAAATGCGTCACATAATTCATTTGTTACATACTCTTCAGCGGCTTCTTGCATTGCAGAATTTTTTTCATTTGAAAAATCATCAATAATGTTGTCAATTTGTCGGCTAAAAGTGTCTCTCAATAATTCTGAAGCATCCTTATATGGTTCGTCATCCTTAAGTTCCGCAATTTCAGGTTTAACATAAATTAAAATTTGTTTAATTAACGCAATGTTTTCTTCATTAAGCTCACTCATTAAATAACCCTCATCCCAATCATGATATCCCGTATCACTTGAGTAAAACATTGAGTCGTAATGGTATGATGAACTAAATAAAGTTTTTAAAAACCATATATCCCCCTCACCTAAATCAAATAAATTAAAATAATCCTCATTATCGGTAAATTTAAGTGTAACCATACTTTTACCAGGGGTGTTCTTGTTAAATTTGAATCCTCCTATTAATCCATCAATATCGGATAACTTATATACATCAATTTCTTCCCCACCACTAATTCTCTTTAATGCCCCATAAATGTTACTAACACCAATGGCCTCATAAAGTTTATCTCTAATTACAGGAAATTTCTCAAGAATATCAGTAATTGTTAAACTATTGTTGTCATAACCAATGTATTCAATTACTCCTTTATGTGGTTTGTGAATTAAATACGATAATGTCGGAGTAAGATAATCACCTTCTTTATCGACAATAATATAATTATCCCCATCACGATATCTATTATAATATTTAGAAAAAAATGGAGGCCCAAAATATTTTGCGGACTCCAAAGTGTTACATTTTAATAACATAACCTTATCATCTTCATAGAAGATTTGACTACCGTCATAAGCTTCGTTTTTGTTTTCCTCTGTCTCTGTCATATTTATATCAAATAAATACTTTGAAAATTTGTTATCGTCAGATTTATTCGTATATTTGTAAAACAATAGTTCTTTAACATCATGGGGGTAAATTGGAATTGACTGACATAGTTGGTTGTTCGGGGCATGTCAAGGCTGAGCTAACCTTGTAAAACTGGTTTAAATCGATATACGGCAACGTTATCAACAAACTTTCTGCAGTAGGATTAATCCGCACTGAAGAAAATGTTTCAGTAGCCTAAGGCGAAAAAAACAACGGGTAGATAGACTTATACCTAGGAACAGAACAGTCTTCATGGTGTGACATCTACCATAAAAGGTGTAAACTCTAACCAATCAGAGGATAATCAGATGGCAGAGGATAAGTTCTCAGTAAACCGAACTGTATAATAAGGGAACTGTGGGATTTCGGATTGTTAGATTAAACAATGACCTAAACATGTAGTCCTTAATAATCGTTATGGACAACTACGAGGGTTCGAGTCCCTCTATCTCCACATTTAACATTTTTGTTCTTTTACTATATTTTGAAATATTTATAGTGAAAGAACAAAATGCCAAGAAAAAAACCTAATTTCCACTATATCTATAAAACCATTTGTAATTTTAATCAAAAATACTATATCGGAATGCACAGCACATCTAATTTAGAGGATGGGTATATGGGTAGTGGTAAAAGATTAAGATATTCAATAAGAAAGTATGGTAAGGATAACCACACTAAAATTATTATAGAGTTTTTACCTAACAGAGAATCATTAAAAGAACGTGAAATTGAAATTGTTAATTCGGATTTATTATTAGATGAAAATTGTATAAATCTTAAAACAGGTGGTTATGGTGGAGGGAAATTTTATTCTGAAGAACATAAATTAAAATGTTCTAAATCCGGTAATGAAATGTTTTTAAAAAAAATGCAAGATGAGGAGTATCGGAAAGAGTTTTCGAAAAAATTAAGTAATGCTTATAAAAAACAAGTTCTTGAAGGTAAACGAGAAAAAAAATATTTTTACCATTGGAATGGGAAAACTCACACAGATGAATCTAAACAAAAAATGAGTGAAGTGAAGAAAGGGACTGGTATTGGTATTAAAAATTCACAATACGGGACTTGTTGGATAACTAAAAATAACGAAAATAAAAAAATTAAAAAGACTGACATTAATCTGTATTTAGATGATGGATGGGTTAGAGGTAGAAATACAGGTATAACCAAAAAGATAACTAAAGTATAATAAAAAACCCCACCTGTTTAGGATGGGGTTTTTTTGTTAGGATTTAAATCCCTCAATGATTTGTAATAGTTTGTCAGCTCGTTTGTCAGTATGACTTTTAGATTCTTGATGAAGTTCATCGATACGTCTATAGATGTGGTCAACAGTAACGTCTAACTCACGTTTATTTTCGTCTAAAATTCTTTGGTCGTAATCAACATCTCTTTCATAAGATATTCTGAAATCTTCCAAATCTTTTTTTGTTCTAACAACCTTAACTAACCCCCAAACAAGAGCAACAATAAAAATTATTGCAATAATCGAAAGGACACCTAAAGTAAAATAAAATGTTTCCATTATTTTAAGATTTTGTTTTTTATACCTCAAGGGTAATAAAATATAATGGAGAGTGTAGAAAAAGGAAATAAAAAAAAGGGAGATAATGATGGCTAGTCAAAATCTCCCTTTTAGCCTAAACATTGTCACTCGGTAAGTTCAACCCGAGGTAGTGATTAGTGAAACCTCTACCTAACTTCTATCGTGAGTTGTGATTGGTGTACGACCTAAACGTTTGTATGTTTATTACCCTTTATTAATTTTAAGACTTAAAGGGAACGTGGTTATAACAAAATCCACATCCTATAAAAAAAGTCCTGACAATTTTTACCACTATATCACCTCAGGTTGTCGTGTCAAAGACAGATTGGTACTTATTACTTTTTATATTTTCTATGAGGTAGAATCGTGAAGTCACAAGATAAAACAAACACGCAAAGACCCAAATCATTATGTTTTCCTTCAGTTTAAACTCGTGGTGGGTGTTATGATTTAAAAAAACACGTACGGAGTCACTTAGTTGCGGGAGAAGGATTCGAACCTCCGACCTAAAGGTTATGAGCCTTTCGAGCTACCAACTGCTCTATCCCACTATATTTGGCTATAAATAAGGCTGAGATTACACCTGTTTATGAGAAACTTTAGTAGGATTATTGATTCCCCACATATCCACTTCCTTTTGAGAAGTATTCCTCAGTGACGATTGGTTAGACCAATCACTTCTTGAGATATCAGTTACTCTCTTATTACTTAACTCTCTTCGAAGATGCCTCTCCGACTCTTCCTTATGGGAATAGAGGTTTTTGGTAAGAATACAGTCAGACTTGCGGTCTTCATGTGCAATGAACGGCTCATTACTATGTAGTCACCTTTCACTGATACCTAACGGACACTTTTGCTTATTTTTAGTTAATTTTACTTAATTTAGTATAAGTTACGTGTTGTGGATGAATCAAAGTAGCGGTCCGTTGAAGGATTCGTTCTCTTTTGGAAAACGAAATACCAAACTACTCCGTGAGATGTCCCCATCTCCATATTTTAAGATTACTTCGTACCAAGACTTTGGTAAGTCTTTGATAAGGACAGTAGCGACACCACTCGTTCTCTATCTTACCTTTCGGTTTTAAGTCCCCTCTTATATTGGTAACCGCAATCATGTAGTTGGAGACCACATTTTTTGCTTGATACCTATGGGTTATTCTTATTGGAGTTCCCTCCTCAGACTGACAATCCACATTGCCGTTCCACCCAACCACTTTCCCTAAAGCGTTGCCCTCAGTACTAAAGGTCGGATGATATCCCACTTGTGTACTCGACCTCGGTTTCCCAAGACGCGAACCTACTAACACTTGAAGATTCACTTTATCCCACTTTCGTGGTTTATTTAACGACCATACACGGCCGATTATCTTTTTTCAGTTATCTCAGAATCAACCCGAAGGTCTCATCATAAACATCCTGATGGATAATACAATAATTCAAAGAACATATCGGACGTTTCCGATTTTGTTTTACAAAGATAGTAAACTTTTTTGATTTACCAAATCTTTTTTTGTTTTTTTTTGAGATTAGGAAACCACGATTTTACAACTAACTGTCAACCCATTCTCATTTTGTTTTACAAAGATAAGACATTTTTTTCAATCTGTCAAATCTTTTTATGGTTATTATAACTGATGCGGTAACATATTTCATTTACACTTTAAATGCGAAGGAGTCCCGTAGTCACTTTCCTCACATACAACAGTAGCCCTACGGACCTAGACTGTTTCTATAACCAATTTCTTCAAAGAACTAAATCAGACGTTCCCGATTTGTTTTACAAAGATAGTAAACTTTTTTGATTTACCAAATTTTTTTTTGTTTTTTTTTAAAAGAACTTTTTTAAATAAAAAAGGTATTGTATAAATATCACCACTTCTTTCAAATGTTTTACAAAGGTAATAAAAAAATTTTATCTGACAAGACCTGTAGGTTATTTTTTTATAAAAAATAAATTTAAAAAGAAAAAGTGACGAATAAGTCGACTTATCGTAAATAAACACGTATTTATTTATACAAATAAAAACAACAAATTTATGAAAAAAGTAATTTTCGCAATAGTAATTGCAGGTAGCGTAATGTTATCATCATGCGGTGGTTCAACCACAAAATGTGAAGTCTCATCGACTGATACAACAACAGTTGATTCTGTCTTAGTTAACACCGTTGATTCT